CTCCAGTAGTATTACCTTCAATGCACCAAACTGTCCCGTCCTCATTATCTTCGATAACAATTCCGACATGAGATATGCGATCAACGCCATCTGAGGGAAAATCAAAATAAGCAATATCTCCTGGCTCAGGATCAGCAAGATCTCCGTCAATCCAAGCACCAGCTTTCTTGAACGCTGCTGCGCCACCTGGTGTATAAACTGTGTTTGGAATCTTGACGCCTGCTTCGTTTGCACACCACATTACAAAACTTCCACACCAAGGTTGGAAATTTGCCTTGGTGTACGCTCCATATTTTGTCTCGTTGTCTTTTGGTCCCTCGATATATCCTACCTGAGACTTAGCAACTTGAATTAAGCGAGCAGCACTTCCATGAGGTGCTTTCGCTGTTTCTGCTGGTACTGGAAAGTCTGTCATATTAATTCTTATCCCAATCTGTGTCAACTGGCTGTTCTGCAGGCATTGCACCATCTGGCTTATTAGCCAAACGTGCACGAACTGCATCTGCTTCTACATCAGCCTTTAATTCGTTAATTGCCAATTCTGATTCAAGCTTTTTATCTGCTTGTGTATTTTTTGCATCTATTTCTTTATTATCAAGTTGTGCCTTCATAATATCTTTAGCACCTGATTGTCCAATTAATAGACCCGCCAAAGTTCCTGTAATAAATGTTGCAACGCTACCTAAAACATTGAAAAACATTTTATCGTTTTCTGATTGTGCTCCAACTGGTTGCGTAACAAATAGTAGTCCGTACAAAATTCCAATAGTTGTAAGGAATAAAATTGAACCTAATGTAATACCCAATAAAAACTTTAATCTAGCATCTAGATCTTGAGGGGTTAATCTTTCTTTAGCCATTCTTTACCTTTGATTTCTGATATTCGTCCCATGTAGTTTTTCCTACTAGATCCTTTGAGCATGTTCCTGTTGGCTCACAAATTGGTGGATTGCATTCTACCTTATCCCAATTTGCTGAATCTTGGCAAGGATAGCGATAGCTGCCTTGATACCCACAAGATGTGAGGGTAATGGCTAACATCAAACTTGCCAATGAGGCTTTGATTTTTCTCATGCCTCTATTATAGCATTTAGTCTTCTTCTTTTCGAAGTGGTATTGTAATAAGCCATATAATAGTGGCTAAAATAGTAGCTATTCCAACTACGTCTTGGGCTGTTCCTGTAAGGGTAAGCCAAGCAATAAAGAATCCAAGAAGGGTCCAAACTTGGGCTATACTCTCCTTAACGGCTTCCCAAATCCAATTTATAAAGCCTTTAATTATTTTCATTATGTCCTCCTTGTCATGGCTGCTGCCACAATATTCGCTGCAATAACTACTGGCACAATTACTTCTTGTGCCTTCTCTCTTTGGTCATCAGTCATATCTGAGCCCCAATTTGAAATATCAAATAATTTATCTAAATCTATACTTGTTAATGCTCCTATAGGATCTGCCAAAAATGCTTCTGTGGCTACTTCAGTTGTAGCATCTGCCAATGTATAAGGCATTGGAGCATTTACATTTTCTTTAATTCTATCACCAAATTCTTCAAGGGCTTTTGCAACTGTTGGTTCTGATGCTGCTAATACTGCGACCTTTGCTAATTCTGATGTTTTAATTCCAAGACCTTGTGCTACCGCCGCCTTTTGCTCTGGACTTAATTTAGTTAATGTATCTTTGCTTGTTAAATCTGCAATTAGGTTTGCCGTCTCTTCTGTGATAGTATTAGCTTGTGATGGTTTTGGAGAAGGTTGAGCAGGAGTTGGCTCTGGTTCAGGAGTTGGCTCTGGATCTATATCCGATGGCAGAGGTGAAGGCTTTGGTGAAGGCTCAACAGTGGGCTCTGGATCAACAGTTGGTTCTGGCTTCGGTTCATCTGTGGTATCAGAACTTGGCTCTGGAGTGGGATCGACTGGTTGAGTTTGCTCAGGTGATGGCTTTGTAGAAGGCTCAGGCGTAGGAGCAATTGTTGGTTTTGGTGTAGGTTGTGGTTGATTTGCCATTGCAGCAGCAATAGCTGCGGCAACTCGTTGCTGTTCTTCAAATTGCCAAGTAGAATTATATGAATCCCAAGCATCATCTATTGCATCATTCATATCTACAATTGCTTGATTGTAAGCTGTCATTGCATTATTCTTATTAGTTAATGCGGTGGCAGTATTAGAAACCGCAGTATCATATGTAGCAGTCTTTGTAGTTAAAGTTTGATTATATGTATTTAAAGTAGAAGCGGCAGAATTATAAACAGATAATTTATCATTACGTACTTCTAGCTTATTATTATATTCTGTTTGCGCCGCCGCCTGTGCGGTTACTGCAGCATTATACGCATCTATTTGTTGCTGTGTAGGAGCAGATCCAGAAGAAAATGTATTAAGATTGCAACTAAAATTTTGTCCCCATACTCTTGGATTTCCAGCATAGTCACACCCTGCCCCAGTCCATCCTCCAGGGATAGCCCATCCAAGATGATAGGATCCTGGTCCTCCACCGTTATACCACCATATTTCTACATCTAATGTTTTATCTTCGCTAACATCATATATTGGAGAATAGTTGCTCCATGTTGCGCCTTGCTCTCGCCAGTTGTTCACAGCTAATTGACCATTCACATACATTCTAAAACCATCATCTGTATATCCTGCAAAATATGTTGATGTGAACCAAGAAGGAGCTGTAATTACACCAGTAAATTTAACAACAAAATTTTCATATCTATTACCGCAAACAGGCAATTGCATTGAGTTTGAATTCCATGTACCAGTACACAAAATTTGATTAGGAGTAGCACCTTGTGATGTTCTAATTAAACTATATACAGTATATTGTAATCCTGCTCCGCCAGAATTTTGAACTGCAGATTGTGCAGTTTGCAAATTAGAGTTTGCAGTATTTAAATTGATTTGTGCTATATCTAATTGATCCTGAGCATTGTTTTTATTTGTTAAAGCAGTAGCAACTGTTACGGTTTGACCATCTACTGCATTTTGTGCTGCTGTTTTTTCAGATAAGGCTGTTGCTTCTGCCTGAACTGCAGCATCATAAGCAGCTATTTTGTTATCTCTATTTGTCTTTGCAGCAACTGCTGCGTCATACTTAGATTCTGCTATATCTATTAAATCTTGTGTAGCCTGCTCTTCATTAAGTTTGCCGACTTTTTCATTTAATTCTGCTATCTCTTGAGCGGCTATACTTAATGGATCATCACTATAGGAAGCGGGTGTGAGAAATAGCCAACCAAACCCTAAAATGGCGGCTAAAGATAATCTCCATAACTTAGTCCTAGTCAACTATAACTCCTAAACAAACACTTTGTTTGCTTAGTTAATTATATCATTGGACTACTTAGCGTTATCTGTTTTGTAGAAGCCGTTACCTTTAAACTGAATGCCAAATGTACCAAACTGTTTAACCATTGCAGCACCGCATTTTTCGCAAAGTTCAACCATATCTGCTTGTGAGAATGGTTTTGGTATTTCCTTTGTGTAGTTACAAATCACACACTTATAATCATAGTTTGGCATTCTTCTCCTAAAGTTAGATGAGCAGTTTATACACATGCTCAGGTGTATCCTAGGCAACTATGCCCGCATCTGCGACTCCCCAGTGACGGGGTGCAGATCTCTATTATACCTTATTTAATTTTGATTGTTTTTGGCTTTTTGTCTTCAGGAACAATACGATCTACATCAATATGTAGCATACCGTTCTTGAATTCGGCTCCAACTACTTCCATATATTCACCAAGCGCAAATGTGCGTGTGAATTTACGGGCAGCAATTCCTTTGTGAAGAATTTCTCCAGTATCTTCTGTAGTAACTTCACCCTTAACAATAAGAGTTTGATTATCTACTGATACCTCAATATCCTTCTTATCAAATCCTGCCACTGCCAAAGATACACGATATGAGTCATCGTTTACCTTGACAATATTATATGGCGGGAAAGACTGGGCCGTAGCCTCACGATGGATATTATTTAGTCTTTCTACTTCACGGTTGAAGCCAATAAAAAATGGATCTCTGAATAGATCCATAGCAAATGTTGTTACCATTTTATTCCTCCTTCAAGCGAATAAATTAATATGTGGGCCCCTGTTGGCGACCCACATATATTATATCAAAGTGTTTTTTAGATTACAAGATACGCTTTTTATCCTTCATTTTTTCTTCATTTGCTGTGGCTGCATATAGGGCTCTTTGATGTGCCGCTGCTCTTGATTTTGATGGGTGACAACCTTTCAGTTCTCCCTTATCATTTACAACCGCCCAGCCTTTGCAACCCGCTGCGCCTTGCTTTACGTTATATGGCATGTTTCCTCCTAGTCATTAGGGATATCTAATTCCATATCTATTGGAAGTATCCCTCTTTCTTTTGCAATTTGTAAACCTTCTTTACTTAAACTTATCATGGCCTCTAGATTCTCATCATATTCAACCTGAATATATCCTTCTTCGTATAGCTCAACTAAATTTTTATCTACATAGTTCATATGAGCCTGCCATAATTCAGGAGCTATTTCTTCTGCTATTTCGTTTATAGCAAATATCATTTCTCCATTTTCATCTACGCCAGCAAGTTCTATTGCACCTATCTCAAGATAGTGTGCCATTCTGGCGTCATCTGAATCTTCGTAATCTTCCATCTTGCCTCCCGTGCAACAGGTCAGACTTGAACTGACGATAACCGAATTATGAGTTCGGGGCCTTAACCAACTTGGCTACTGTTGCCAATAGTCTATTGTATTGTGCCATCATCGTTCTTGTCAATGGTTACTTCAACTAATTGTTGTACATAATCAGAGAAGTGTTTTCTAATACTTCCAGGTGGTCTAGATCCAGAAGCCTTCCATATTCTTTTATATTCCACAACATTTGAAAACGTCGTGGGGCAGAGCATAGTACCATTATACTCCTTTAGGGTTGTAGGAAGTGGAACGTGTTTTCCACAGCACTTACATTCCTTAGCTTTATCTTGATATATACTCATAATATTTCCATTCCTTCTATTACGTCTGCTAAATGTTTAGGCATAGGGGGAGGATCAATAACATTCATTCTTCTACCATACTCTGGTTCGTTATCTCGCTTCAAACTATCGTAGGTATGAACTTCTATTTCTCCTATACTATCAGTCCTTGTTCGGCTAATAGCATTATAAATAGATCCACATACGGCATCTGCCAAGTCTTTGGAACCTTTACGTGGGTGATCAACTCTGTCTCTCATAATTTTTAATTGAAGCAATTCATCGATTAGCAAAGGTATGTGTGGTCCAGTTAATCTTTCCTCTAATACAACCATAGCCATGTCATCATAATGCTTCTTTGCTACTGACAATGTTTCTGTATTAATTCCATATTGTTTTAATTGCTGCATCATGTCATGTGAATTCCATCGATCAAACGTGCAGACACGGATATTGAATCCAGCAGATCTTAAACTTAATATATAATCTTTAACTTCTGTAAAGTCTACAGACTTATCTGCAGTAGGAGTCCAATATCTAACTGCATCTACTTCTACAATTGGAGCAGCCTGAGAGTATGTATCTGTTACTTTTACGTTAACCCATTTATTAACATGAGACATGGCTACTGCACAATGGTCATGTTTTTGCGCTAAGTCAACATGTAAAAAATATTCTTTATCTGGATCTGGCGCAAACCATGGCTCAAGTCTGCCGAATGAGTCAATTGCTAGAGCCATATTACCAAATGCCTTTTCAATCTTTTCACGAGATTTAAAGAATGCGTCTACTGCTTCTGGTGGCATGCAAGCAAAACGACTAAGAGCATCTGGCATATTCTTATAGAACTCTACCTTAAAATTCTCAATTGTTTTAGTTGGATTAATCTCCCATGTAGGACGCTTCAAGGCATAGACTTTAGGTATAGTATAAGATATGATGTGGTCTTCTTCCCATTCAACTGTTATCTCATTTCCCTCTGTTCCGTCTGGAAGGTTATCATCCATCTTCATTGTCTTGCTTCTAATAATAGTTTCTTTCTCCGCCACCACAGAGTCATAGAATTTTTGAATAGGGTCATTCTTAAAGCGGGGGAATGAAAGCAGAATAACCTTACCGTAGTCTGGGAAACGAGATACAACAGATCCACGATACATGTCATATATAGCGTCTGCCGTCTTAGCTTGGTCATGACCAGTAGTATTTTCTGTAGCAAAGCCTGAGATTTCGTCAAGAATGACTGCAATTACGTTATAACCTTCGAATGCCTCACGCTCAGAGTGACCTGAATATACGTTAACATTCTTATTGAATCTAACTTCAGAAGCTTTTGGATCATACTTTCCAATAAACCATGGAGATCTATCTATACGTGTTTTAAATCCTTTGAAGAAAACATTGTTAGCCTGCTGTGCGTTAACAGCAATATTAATAATATCAATTGTATCTCCAGGAGGCTTACCATAATATGTTGCTGGGTCTTTAAGGCACAATAGTAAATATACTATATATGATACTGAGATAGTAGAACAGTAATCCTTACCGCTACCCTTTCCTAATTGTGCAATAACCTCATTACAAGTTTGTTTAAATCTACGCTGACCTTCTTCTTCACCAAATAATTTAATTAGAGTAGACTCTTTATAAATTTGAGAAGACTTTTCGATTAGGGTATATTGATTATCTGAAAGCGGTGGTAATCCAAGATAGTCTGGACTTGTTACAAACGTCTGTAGATCGACTGGCCTCTCATCAAATTCTTCGCCATCGAGTATGTCTATCAGATCATTGAAATTAAGATCCACTTACCTGCTCTGCATCTATTACGACTGGTTCAACTATTCCAGTAATTTGAGATAGTCGTTTTGCAACTTCCATTTTACATTTAGGACAGGTTGCAGTTACTTCTTTTAAAATCTTTACAAGGATATCTTGCTTCCGCTCTGTTTCCGCCAATTGAGTAGCAAGTTCTGCGTTATCTAATAGACCAACTTCTTGAAGCATGCCTATACGCTTACCTTCAATATCTGCAATTAGCTTTAAGGCTGTAGCCTTTACATTTAATTGTCCTGCGCCGTCTGCGTCCTCTACGGTCTTCCAGGCCTCTTTAATGAGCATAGCATAGTGTTGGTCTGCTCCAGAGATGGCTTCCTTAGCCCTCTCACGAGCCCCAGAATCGCTTCTGACGACCTGCTTCCACTCTTCTATATACTCTAAGACCTCTGCCCGTTTAAAGCCCGTTAGGGTGGCAATCTGGGTGGGGTTATTACCCTTAAGTAGTTCTGAGACTACCTTATTCATGCGATCATAATGATCTGCTAATTCAATGTCCATATATAGATATTATACCATCTTAGTTGACTAAGATTGATTGGATTTCAATTTAGCTATTTTAAGCAGGACTAAATATCCAATTAAATCGTCAATATCATTATCTCCTGGATATTCTGTACCTTTCATTAATCTATTTAATTTATCATCTATACGGACATGAAGCTGTTCTCTTGGTCCCGCCTTTGAAAATATACGCACAGGGTCAAGGGCTGAGTTGCCGTAGGCAATATTCTTTTTAACCAACATGTGTGCAATTTCATGGCAGGTAGCCCAAATTTCTTTACCTGCTTCTGTACCTACCGTTAGTAAATACAAGTCCTCGCATCTAAATTCTCCTACATCTTCAAATACTGGTTCTAACATGTTTCCGCCTTCTACTCATGAATATGTTCAGGACGAACATAATCAATATTCTTTCTTATCCATACCTGCCAGCCTTTTTCTAAAACAGTTATATGTTCTGAATACATGCTAACAAACATATCAATGGCTGGACCAGGATTATACCTTACTCCCCTAGGATGTGTCCACCCATAATCATCAATTGCCATAATACCGCCTGGCTTAAGTAGTTCCCAAGATAGTAGGGCATCTGTCATAAATGCTTGTGGCATATGGTCTCCATCAATATAAATAAAATCATATTTAATTGAACGATTACTCATTAGCCATTCATCGCTATAAGATTTATGTTTAATTAGTTGATCTTTAAATGGTTCTAACTGTTGATCAAATGCTGCTTCAACATCTGCAAAGTCAAAGTCTTCGTGGACAATATTTCCATTCCATGGATCTATGCATGTCAATGTAGAAGTCTTATCTGTCAGAATATTCTCAATTGTCCATGCTGCGCTATTCCCACAAAATGATCCTATCTCAAGAAATCTTAGGTTTGGTTTTCCTCTAAACTCATCGAGAAGCCTGTCAAAGTCTTCCTGCGTTTTATTTCCTAAAAACCAGTTTGGTAATTTTTCTGCTAGTTCTCTGCTCATACTAGAACCTTTCTTTGTTGTTTAGTTTGAAATGTAGATTCAATATCTGCAATTTCACAATAAAATCTAGAGTTTGGTTTTACTGTATAACAATTATATTTACTTTGTTTTAGAAAGTAATAGTCTATCGGAAGAGTAATAGGATTATTATAAATATCATCTATAACTCGCTTGGCTGTAATTCTATTTATTACATAGCAAAGACAGGACCAATCTTGGTAGGCCTTGCATATATCTTTAGCTTCTGAATTAATATCTGGTGGAATTATATTTTGTGGGGCATAGTAAAAGAAAGCATCCCAGTCTTCTGGTAACTGACCTAAATAATCTAATAGATTATCAAAGAAACCTTCCTTATAAACAATATCATCTTCCATTAAAATTAAATAATCAGAGTCTGATCGTAGGAAATTTTTATAAGCAGTTATATTACTTGCCCAAACTCCTAGTTCTCCGTACCGCCATCCAAGTTCATTATTAAACTCATATCCGTCATTGTAAAATTTGACTAGAGGATTGTCGGTATAAAAGCTATTTAATTCCTCTTGGTTAGATATACTTATTGTGGGGCTATCTAATTCATCAGAATATTGATTCATATATTTATTCATAGACAAATACAGGTGAGTACGATCAATATCTTTATCTAAATGGAATACTTTATGTGTAAACTTCATCGCTTTCTTATCAACCCAAATTTTTCTAAATGCCTCTGAATAGTCATAGCAGAGACCTTGCACTCTTCCGCAATTTCTGTTACAGTTTTCTTTTGTACCACATATCTACGGTACAACCACGTTTGACTTTCATATAATTTCATCGCTCTGTTAACACCGTATTTGAATAATGAGCAATGCCGAATGCATCTGCTACATCGAAATCTTCTAGTTCTAGTCCATATTTTTTATTGAAGTAATCCACAGTTCTTTGTTTTCTAATTTGACGCATCTTGTTCTTGTACCAAGAGTCAGCATATCCTGGATTTTCAAACCTAAGTTTGTCCTTCTCCATCTTTGTTGGGTTTTTATTTCCAATATATGCCTGCCAAGATGTAGGAGATATAGTAATAACACTAGCGCCAGTAGACATAAGCTCAGCAATGACAACACCGTAGACATAGGATAATTTTATCACGGCATCAGGGGATCTGACAAGGACTGCGCCCTCTACTGCAATATAATCAGACTTTAATTCATCTAGCATTGCATGCATCTTTACTTTAGCGTCATATATCTTTTCATATATATCTGCTCCTGTAAATTCTATTTTTCCCCACTTCAATGGCTTATCATTTTCCATGAGACAAAATGCGACGGAATTAGTAGAGGCATCTATACCTAATACACGATTCGCCTTAGTCTTAACTAGTTCAGCTAATCTCACTTATTAACCCCAATAACTTCTTTCTATTCTGTTCATTACGAGCTTTTGTGCATGATGAACATAAATTAGATTCATTATATCTACTTAATTGTGCTCCACATTTATCGCATCCACGTTTAGCCCCATTTCGAATTGCCTTTTTCTCATAATATTTTTCCATGATCCGCCTATTTGTCGCAATACGGCAGCATTCATCATTACAATATTTTTGATTATGGGTCTTAGGCTCAAACTCTTTAGCGCATTCTTTATTGGCACATATCACAGTTTTGGAACCTCATAGGCTTCTATTTGAATAGTTCCTGTTTCTCCCGCCCAACATTCTTTCTTGATAGGGCAACCTTTACAGGCATAACTAGTTTTAAGAAATGGTCGCATAGGAAGATCGCCTTCTTTAAAGTTATCCCAAACTTCGCACATCCATACAAATAATTCATCTATAATCTTCTTATTCTTAGCAGTCATTTGGATTGGAATAAGCAAGATCTCCTGAGTATTCTTATTTTCATATAGGAAGAAAGCCTCTTTAGCATTACGTAACTTCATATAAGTTAAAAGTTGTAGCATATGATTAGCAGAAGGATTCATCTCTGCCTGCCTTGTATCCCATACTTCCTGCTTGGCTGTTTTAATTTCACCAATTACTTCTTCATCATCCCAATTAATTACAAGGTCAATGAAGCCACGAATTGGCGGATACTCATTAGTAATTTCTATTTCTGTCTGTACTGACTTCATAGAGTTAGTCTTAAATAGATCAGAAGATTGACCAGCAATTAACTTCTGCAATCTCTCATGAGCCTGTGTTCCATATGCCATATTGGCAACAGCAGTTGCATCATTATTATCAACAAAATGTGCACCACTAAATGCCATATACCAATATCGTGGGCAATTTCCATTGCCATAACCTAGGCTACTTGGACTAAATGATTTTTTAGTCATATCGCCATCTGGCCTCTTGGTTGCCATATACGCATCATCTAGCATCTGTGCAAATTCTGCTACATTAAATTTGCCTTCATACTTTTTAAATTTTAGGTTCTTTACTATATCTCTAGCCATTATAACGAACGACATACTTGAGGGCATCCACAAGTTTATCTATCGACTCCTTTGCTGAATAATATACATTCTTCTTATTATTGTTTACCGTACCAGCCTTATCTTTAGCTATAGTAGAGTATACAGCAGCAAGCATAGAAAACTTTGTGGACATAGCCTGTAGTTCAATGATTAGATTAGGTGCTTTAGCAGCAGGAACATCTGGATTCATTAAAAGCTTTACCACAATTGCAAGTGCTTTATCCAACTGTTCATCCTTCATATACTCATGAAGGTCATTGAATTCTGTTATATCGCTAATTAACTGTAAAGAATTTTTATCTTCCGCCATCTTTGTACCTCTTATCTAATTTATTTATAAACAAACCAAATGGGTATCCTATAACAAAACCTAATCCTATACCCATCATAAATACTGCAAATGTAGTCATTAGATGAACCTCGTAACTAGAGCATAGCCAATCCATAATCCGACAATACCCATAAGACCTGCAAATACTGGAGGTGCTGGAATTGGAAGCTTAAGTAAACTAAATACTCCGCCTACCGCCACGCCAGTTAATGTTGTATATAATACATCTTTCATTATTTTGCCTTCTTGTGTTTTACTTTGTAAGGGCCAAGATCGGCCTTTACGGTTCCATCTTTTCTAAGCCTAACAATTCTTCCATCTTTAATCTGCGTAGGATTAAATGGATGCTTATTGTTTCTGCTACCGCTAGACATCTTTCTTCTCCCATTCTTCTATCAATTGCTCTAGCAATGACCATTCAATCACCGCAAGCCTCGTTTTGCTATTGTCCTTGCCAAGGATGAGTTTGAGTACAGGATACTTATCCCTACTAACTTTAAAAGTGTCTGTACAAACCTTAGCCCAAATATCTTGCGAAATAGAGATCGACCTTTCGTATTCTTTATAATCCACCACGAAAGATTTCCACGTAGCGTCACCCTTCTGATAATCACCACGTCCACTGTTTTTCTGTTGTTTTGCGCCATCTCGTTTCGCTTCCGATCTTTCGGACATCAGTTCACCTTAAATGTATTTGGATGTCCGTTAGTACATGTCCAAGACATGATAAGACTAAGTGGATCCCAGAATGTTTCTTCTGAATCAGCATCACATTTAGCGCATGGTTTTGCGCCACCAATTTTTTCTAGTTCTGCTTTGTGTATTTGTTCTGGCTTTGGGCCAATAAACTCATTAAGATTTGGCATCAATCTCTCCGATTAACTTTTTAACTACTTTTGGATTATCACGAAGGTGCTGCACCGCTTTCGCACGTCCCTGGAACCGTTCCCCATCCACGGTGTACCAAGCACCACCTTTTTCCACGACCCCACACATTTCTGCAACATCAAGAGTTTCTCCGACATTATCTACACCAATAACTTCCCCTTGGTAGTAAAAGTCGTACTGTCCCGATAAATTTGGGGGTGAGACTTTGCTGTAATCAACAATCCAATTAACTGGTCGTCCGACTCTTTGTTCGATAATTTTGTCGCCAACTTTAACGCCAGCCTTAATAGCATTAGCCTCAGCCTCAGAAGACCAGAGCTTAATGACGGTTGTAGAAAAGAACTTGACTGCCATGCCACCTGTTGGGATGTGACTAGCATGCATAGATCCAAACTGATTTCGTTGTTGTGAGATGAGAACAAGTAATGTGTTTTTGTTTGCATAGTTTAACATTTTGACTGCGTGGGTCATATCCTTTGCTTCAGCGCCAATCTGCTTTGTATCTTGCAGATCTTTTAATTCATTTCCATCTTTTTCAAAATAGATGGCTGGAAGCAATGCAGAAATAGAGTCAACAACAATTAAATCTACGTCAGCCTCCATAAGTTTTGTTGCTACATCAACCATGTCATTAACTGTTTTGGCTGGTGAGTAAATTAATTTTTCTGAGTCTACGCCTAACTGCTCTGCCCATTTAGGATCATATGAGGCTTCTGCGTCAATCCAAGCGCATGTCTTTCCTTCTTTTTGTGCTTCTGCAATCATTTGTAGGCAGAAAGAGGACTTGCCAGCAGACTTATTTCCCCAGATAAGAACTTGACGACCATAAGGCAACCCGCCTTTTAACGCCATGTTCAACCCAATGCTAGGTGTCTTTTGCTTATGAACCTGAACATCTTGTGCTGATTGAACTCTTGCTCTTGTCTTTGGATCTAATTTTGCTAATACTTCGTCTAATACAATTGTCATTTATTTATCTTTTCTCTTTCTCCCATTATACCATTTAGAATAGGTTGCCGTGAAGTGCTGGACGTGTTTTATTTTTCTCCATTTTCTTATGCAATATTTCATCAAGGCTGTGCAATACTGCTTCTTCATTTCTCATTGCTGCATAAACATCTAGAAGACGAATAATTACATCCGCCATTTCTTCTACAACCTTTTCTGATCCATGAGACTTTCTAATTGCTTCTAATACTTCTGTTACTTCGGAATGAACTAAAGCTAGTTTATTTCCAACTTTGTCATGAGTATAATCTCCATCCCAAAATCCTTTTTCTTTAGCCGTCTCATGCAGGACTGCTGCAAGGGCGTCTAGTCCATATTCAGTAACAATATCATTGCTGTTCATTCTTATCCCTTAAACTAAAAGTAAATGACGGGCCATCCTCGTCATAATCAATAACTAATTCCTTATCAATATTTGCGGCTTCTAGAAATTTAAGAGTAGGCACTGTAATTTTGCCATGCTCTTCTAATATAGAAACCAATATCTGATTAATGCTAATAGACTGTACTAAGCCTTCAACATTCTCTGTCATTTTATTTCCTTAACATTTAATGTGCCATCGTCTAATTCTTTTAATATTACTTGGCACTTCATGCCCTCACGCATTTTAGCGAGAGACATCTTATACATAGTTGGAAAGGCAATAGCTCGTGTAAGGTTTTTATCCTTATCTGTCATAACAATATGAGCCATCATTTTGCCAGCCTTTGTCTGATACGGAGTAAAGTTTATCACATAATATTCGTTCTCCGCAAGGTCATACTGCTTTCGATATAAATACTCTACGAATAAATCTTTAGAGTCTGGACTAATTTCACTAACCTTAATATATCTAGCAATACGATTATCTCCTACAAGAATAAAATACATTTGATTTGTTTCAATTGGGGTCTGCTCATTATGGAATAGTCCAATAGATCCAGTTTCATCTACTAGTTCTACTCGTGCCCACCCATTTCCACGTTTGATATTTTTAACCATACCAAACATTACGAATGAACCTAATTCATCAAATTCTTCAATTGGTCTAGCCTGCGCTTTAATTCTTGGAGGCAGGTCTAGATTAAATGTAGGTATACCTAGATACTCATAGTAATTATCTTTTTCTGTTCCGCTCCTAGGATTATCCTCAAATGCTGCGCCTCCAATTGCATTCAATGCAGATATAGCACGAGAGTTAATTCCACTACCCTTTTTAGAAGCCTTATCTATAAAGTCTTTATAATTTTTATATGGCCTCTGATCCATAATCTTATTTGCAATACTGTCAGAAATAAACTTAACTTCTGCTAGTCCAAATATAATAGCGTCTCCTTTTAGAGAGAAATTAATATCAGACTCATTGACATGTGGCAATCTAATCTTTAGCCCCAGCCGTTTTGCTTCAATTAAGTATTCTGTTCGGGTGTCTTTGTTTCCCTCATTTCTAAGTAACGCAAACATAAATTCAAGAGGATAATAAAACTTAAGCCAAGCGGTATAATAAGAAAGCATAGAATAAGCAACGGCATGACTACGATTGAACGAATACCCTGCGTGGGCTTCGAAATCATGCCAAAGATGTTGCGCCTCTTTTTTACTAATATGCTTCTCAGCCCCAGCAATAAATTGATCCTTGAACTGGTCGAATTCTTTTGCATCTTTTTTCTTTCCAATAATCTTACGAACTTTGTCTGCCTCAGACCAAGTCATTCCACCAAGATGTACGCAAGCCTGCATAACCTGCTCTTGGTAGATAATAACGCCATATGTGTTTGACGTAAAGGGCTGCATGATCGGATGAACATACTTGATGGCTTCATTGCCATGCTTACGATTAATGTATGATGCTCCAACTGTATTCATAGCTCCTGGGCGAACAAGAGCGTTTGATGCTGCCAAATCTTCAAATGTACTAACGCCCATTTTCATAAGTAGATTTGTGTAGGGAGTTGCTTCAGCCTGGAATACTCCCTTTGTATAACCTTCGCTTAGCATTCCAAAAACATTCTTATCGTCTAGTGGAATCTGAGAAAGGTTAATATCTTTACCAGACCTATCCTTAATTGATTTAATGGTATCCGAAATAACAGATAAGGTCTTTAGGCCCAAAGCATCAAGCTTTATCAGACCAATATCTGCTACGGTATCCATGTCATATGCAACAACGGGAATTCTTCCTGACACCTTATCTTGTGCATCTTCACGAGATTCAATAGGTGCATACTTTCTAATATCATCTTTAGCAACAACAACACCTGCAGCATGTACGCCTACGCTTCGGATCTTGCCACGTAGTCTTTCTGCAAGCCATGTTACTTCTGGATATTTCATTCTAAATTCTTTTGTATTCGGAGACTCAAGGTAATCCTCGAATGTATCTACAGACTTCAATGCCTTATTAACTTCTCCAAGCGGAACCATAAATACACGAGCAGCATCACGAACCACACCCTTATCCTTGAAATAAGTAAATGTAGAAATAGATGCAACGTGCTTAAACTTCTTCTTCAGGTAATCCTTGACTTCTTTACGACGGCGGTCTTCAAAGTCTGTATCGATATCAGGGAAGTCATTACGTTCTGGATTAATAAATCGGAAGAACAGTAGGTCATATTTAATTGGATCTACATCTGTAATTCCTAGGGTATAGCAGACTAGAGAACCTGCAGCGGAACCACGACCAGGCCCTACAGTAATATTATTTTGTTTAGCCCAATTAATCATATCTGCTACAACTAGAAAATAGGATGCAAACTTCTTATCTTTAATTACAGATAACTCTTCTGCAAGTCTGTCAACATAGACCTCATCCTGATCTAGGGATAGGCGTTTAAGGCCTTCAGAGGCCATCTCAGCCAGTTTCTTATCAGCATTGGTCTTAGGGACTGGAAGCAGGTCTAGACCCCTATGAAACTCGTACTCTTCAATTTTGGAGGCTATCTCCATAGTATTATCATATATATCAGTTCTATTTATGCCAGCCTTATTAAAGTCTGCCTCAATTTCCTCACGGTTTTGAATAAATAAATTATAGTCTTGGAATGATATTCTACGGTCAGGATATAAATAATTAAATCTATCTAGCATGTCCTTCATATTTCGAGACATTTCAAAGTCTGCTTCTTTATCCGCTTTAGGGGATGTAGATAATATGAGCATGGCTTCTTCTAGAATTCTATCTTCGCCTTTAGCAAAGTGTGCGTCTCCTGTTGCCACCGCTTTAATTCCTAATTCGTCTGCTAGTTCTAAAAGCTTTGCGTTTATTTCTTTCGGATTGTGAGATTGTACCTCAACATAAAAATCATCCAGAAAAGTCTTTTTAAAATTCTTGAGCAGAAGTTTAGCCTCTGCATAATCTTCTTTTTCAATAGCCTTGCTAACAATGCCGTTGAGGCATCCAGACAAAACAATAATGCCTTCGGAGTATTCATTTAATATCTCTCTATCAATACGTGGCTTATGATAAAAGCCCTCGTTCCATGCCAACTCTTGAAGCGTATGAATATTATTAAGACCAGTCTGATTTTTTGCCAGAAGGATAATATGATTATATGCCTGAATTGATTTATCTGTTTTAGATGAACGATCAAATCTATCTGTGGGGGATATATATGCCTCAACCCCAAGTATTGGTTTAATTCCTATTTCTTTACATGCTATCTGCATATCACGGTGTGATGCAAGAGTTCCGTGGTCTGTAATTGCTAATGCTGTTTGACCAGCATCTTTTGCTGCCTGCGCTAATTCGGCAGGAGAGTTAAGGCCATCCATTAATGAATAATATGAATGCACATGTAAGTGTGTGAATGACATTAACTCTCCGCCTTTAATTAGATATTACCAGTCGAGATTGCTACTAGTTGCTGAATCCGACTCTGAACTTCCGCCTTCTCCATTAAAGAAAGCTTCTTGCTCTGTGTATGGAAGATCACGAACTGCTGTCTCTTCCAACTTGTATAGCTCCAACGCTGATGCGTCGAATGGAGTTTCATCCTTACCTAGAGGGATGATGGTGTAACTGGTGTCTGTCTTTGTACCAGTACGCTTAATACGCCATACGAGATTTGTGATTGAACCCATTTCTCCTGCGTATTCAATTAGTGTAGGTGTAACTGTCTTGCCACTTGAACCCTGTGAAAGAATTGCAACAAACGGCTCTTCTTTGCCATCGTCTACCAAGACATTGATGTAGAGTCGTGTGCGACCCTTCCAGCCTGCCTTGTAGTCCTTACGGTGTTGTTCACAACCATAGCACTTACCTTGGTCATCCATTGAGCAGAGACCCTTGCGACGATAATCTTTTGGATTTGTGTGTTCGACTGCAATAAAGCCCAGTCCTAGCTTATCATTATAACTTGGTGAATCTGGATCTAGTTCTTGAAGGAAACGAATCTTTACGCTTTCTCCATCTTCAAGCTTAACCCAACGAGCCTTGCTACCTTCTGAATTTGACTGTGGCTTGTCCATAACTGCGTTCAAGCCTTTTAGTCCTTTTACGATACCCATTTATTTTCTCCTTATAGTTGACGGTATAGATCCGTCTGTATTTTTCATTATATCATGGATTCCAGGTTCTGTATTCAATATCGGATACAGAATTTTTAATACATGTGGCAATTTCCTGATCGGTCATGTCACCTGCATCTTTTGCATTATTAGGATATATCTTACCATAACTATGCGAAGCCCACAAGATGTCTTTATTACGAAGTTTATTAGCAATTGTCATTCCTAATTCCCGCCCTGCTAGGTCCGCATCAGTCATAAGAATAATACGATTAAAGTATCTGTTGAGCAAATTTAAATTGTCATGCGATATATGTCCGCCAAGAGTAGCCACTACGTTTGGAAAACCTGCCTGATGAACACGGATGGCGTCGAATGTAGATTCAACCACAATTACTTGACTACCAATCTTTTTAGCACGGTGAATATTAAACATTGTTTTGCTACGTGGCAGATTAGTACTATTCTTAAACTTCTTTTCGGATATAGATCTACCTACAAGTCCTACTGGTAATCCGTCTGGACTATGAACAGGAACAATAACCATACCCATATTAGATGAATAGCCTAATCTAAAATGTTCCATAGCCTCATCTTGTATACCACGATGCCTAAAATATTCTTTGGCATGAGGATTAGATGCTAAATTATTATGTAAGTCATCTAAAGTTTGTTGTGGAAACTCTACAAAGTCTGGCTTATCTTCAAACATATCCTTAAGAACTTCATCAAAGTTTTCTACTGATTCTGCTTCCTTAGAAGCAATATATCGCAAAGACTCAAATTCATTCTTGCTTAGGATCTTCTTAACTAATTCTTGTAGTGTGCCAGCCTCACCGCATGATGGATTGAAACAAATGTAAGCACCCTTTTCACGACTCACGCTAAAGCTTGATGTATGCCTATTAGAATGAAATGGGCAGAAGCATAGGAAGTCATTACCAGTTTCTCCAACTATCTCAAGCCCTAAAGATTTAATTACGGACTTTACGTGTGCTGGAGTGTACGTCGTGGTATCAGTTTTCCTTGTGTCCAACCCTCGTATTGCCATGCCTTTTTCTTTCCTACATATACACCATGGATAGTCATTAAGAACTTCCATGTCTCGCCTGTGAATTCTACAGAAAAGGCGGGGTCTATGTCAAGTACCCTGACATATCCTTTAGACCGCATATCCTGCGTAAGCAAGGACTCATACTGAGCCCTTACCCTTATCATATCCGAATCATCTAGAAATTCAACACGGATCTGAAATCTTTTAATTGTTTTGTGAGTCATTCTTCATGCTCGGCAAATTCTCATAAATTGGTTTGATAATACCTCTATTGATATCCCAATCTAAGTAGAAGTCAAACTCCTGACCATGACGATTCTTTCTAGATACAACTTCAATCATATTAGTTCCTGGATATCTGTGGATAGCCATTGCCATATCAGCATCATATTCAATTGCCTTAGACCATGCTACTTGTGACATCATAGGTGGCTCATCTTGATCTGATATATCATCTGCCGTTGCTGCTGTAATATCAATAACTGGAATATTGTTAGCCACAGCCAAAAGCTTGAACTCACGAGAAATATTTCTGTTACGTTCTACTTCTGAATGACTACGCTTATTATCATTAAACAACTGATGATAATCAAGAATTACTAGGTCTGGTTTATGCTGATCAATCTTACCTTGTACAGTTGCTGGCGTAACTTCTGCAGTACCTTCATTAGAGATAAGAATAAAACTATTCTTATTCTCAAACTTCTTCTTGCCCCAAGACCTAAAGTCGTCTATATTAATATCACCCTTAGATAAATCGCTGGCACGGAATAAACCAGAACCAAGCATTGTATAGATACGGTCACGCATATTCTCTGGAGACATTTCTAGAGAGATAATCATTGGCTTGAAACCTTGCTCCCATGCCTTACATGCAAGATATGAAGTAAACCAAGTCTTACCTTTTCCTGGCCAACCAATAGCAACAATTAAATGTCCTGGAGCCATACCTGTAGGATATGCTTTATCGATTGCATCAAATCCAGTAAGAATTCCTGGACTTCCGCCCATTGCTACAGAACGATCTTTAACTGCTAAGAAGTGATTCTCTGCTGCTTCTAGGTCAGTTACATCAATATCACGAACGTTATTTGTAAACTTAGATAGGCCAGCAAGCTTTGATTGCATGTCGGCAAGAACACGAGAAGCGGCATCTTCCTTAAGAGATGATCCAGACTGAATGATAATAGACTTTAGTCTATTTGTTAGGTATTCATTCTTTAGTTTATCTAAGTAATAACCAGTCTGAGCCTTAGTCTCTACTGGTTCAAAGTCTTTGTGGCGTTCCATAAGAATGCCAACTTCTGGCACAGCCTTAAACTTATAATAGTATGTCTTTAAACTATTCCATATATCAGCATGCGATGTAAATATATCGTCAACATTGTCAGCAAGAAGTGTGCTTATATCCTTGTTCTTGCATACGGCAGACAATAGTTCTGCTTCGGTATTCATTCTCCGCCTTCCACCATCTTCTTTGTAGCCTCTCGCAGTATGCGACGATTCTCTTTATCCTTATCAATCTCTGTCTTCAAAAAGTCTATCTTGTCAAAATTATAGAAGAAGAACTGAATCGGATGCCCAGACTTATTGGTTCGGAAATAATATACCAATAGATCTTTGGCACGTTCATATCCTACACTATCTATGACATCTTGCATAGCCCACTTCTCACGGAATTTATTTAGGCGTGGCTTTTTTCCATACTTCTCCTTATACAAGGATTCGTATAGCCCAATTAGTACATAAGGCTCTTTCTCATTTGCCACTCTTTAATTCCTCTTCCACTTCACGAGTCTTTTGAATAAGCTTATCTTCTACAAACTTATAGACACGCTCTGTAGCGGTATCCGCATTCTCTCCATCACGAACCCAGTCTTCTATGCCAATACCAATCTTAATACTCTCATAGTTTCCTAAGTTGCGGGTAAACGAAAGATCCACCTTAACTCTTGTTTCCATTATTCAGCCTTCCACACAGGTACAAACGAACCGTCATTGGTCTTAGTATACAATATTAAATTGTGTTTGAGAATAGCCTGCAACTCAGTTCTTGAAGGCAAATCTCGAATATAGCCAGCATCTAAAATAAACTGATGTATGTCCAATATGTCCGATTCGCTCAACATAAACTTAAACCATTTACTTTCAGGATTACTAATTGGATATACCTTCTGGGGTTCTTTTATTTTACCCGCCAAAATATACTCCTCTACCGTAACCTTATGTCTATTTAGTAAAGCTGCTGCATCTTTAACGCTATAAGCATTTTCCATATTCTTTTCAATTAAATGATAAGAATATAGCATGCGCTTTTTGTCTGGATAGCACCATGCTATCAATTCGTCTTTAGCACGAGTTGATTTAATTACCTTATGTATTTTTCCGTTTATGAAGAAATACTGTAACTTTTTGCGTGATCGCTGTCTGTTTTTTCTAGCCATTTGCCGAAAGCGCTAGTCTCCTTATTAATCATCCAACGCTTTCCGCATAGGATGCAAAACAATTCTACGTGTAATTTCTGCGAGAATACTCTGTCCACAAATACTCTGCCACCGCATTTCTGACACTTCATCATACTTTAAAGAACTTCCCATCTACAACGCATGAGTAATCTGGAGACACTTCAATTAACTGAATGTGTGGCCACTTACCACCCTCAATATGGGCTACGGCAAAACCTCTTTGCCAATCGTGATGCTGAGAATATTTCATTCCAGGAGATTTAGGATCGCACATGTGTCCAATTTCATAGCCACGAATTGTTTCACCCTTACCTTTATTTCTTAATTCATATGTTTGGAAATGTGCAGCCATTCTGTGTGAATGACCACGAATCAAAGATATCTGTAGGTCGTTCATATCCTTACGAACTGCGCCCGTGTCTGCTACTGATAGACCATGATGAACATGGATATCTCCGTAGCGTTTCTTAGGAAGGGCATCGTAATAAATATAACTATATCCTAAAGAATCTAAATTCCATAACGCTTCTGGAGTTACAATATTCATAAATTCAGGAAGCTTAGCATCCATATAATTAAAGATACGAATATCATGATTACCTAGAGCAGTAAATAATTCTGCTTCCGATCCTGCAATTTCTCGATTCATTGCGTAGAATTCTCTTGCGCCCTTTGCCTCATGTTGCATAAGTGGAACAATTGCTGCGCCATTTTGGTCCTTATACATTTTGAGAAATTCTGCAGATTTGCCTTCAGTATATTTGCTATAGCATGCCTGATCGTCAGTGTCGCCAAGAATATCTACGACATGTGGTTGCCACCACTTCATAACCTCGAACCAAAGCTTAATCATTTTATCATCTTGGTACGGGAATTGCTGGTCGGATGATAGCATCCACCTTAAATCGTTTGTCATTTAAATCCTTATGTCAAAAAGGTCATGTTGTCATGACCTAGTATAAATTGAATTGTAGCATATTGAACTATGCTGTCAAGAGCAAATTACTAAATATTGTAGCCCTAGATTTGTTGGGGGAGTATCTCCCTTTGCTGTATATACGTAACCCTTACATCCATTTTGATTCATGCTTTCAACATAAACTGTAAGGCTTGCCTTTGCACCGCCAGCAAGCATCGGTGTAATTACTACTGAAATTGGTTGTGAGTCTGCTTTCCACTCAATAGAAAATCCAGTTCTTCCGCCAGCAGTTAATTTACCAGTTAAAGGAGCAAGTCCTCCAAAGATGTGCTTAGCTTTTACTTCTGTAACAGATGTATTATTATTAATAACTGTCTGTCCAATTTTGGGAATACTAGACTTTACCTCTGTTAGCCTTCTATCTAGATCCTGCAATGCAGCGGCATCTAGTGGTGTACCGTCATCAAATGCTCCCATTAAAGTGCTTCTCCTATATCGTGTGCTTTTATTTCTGTTTCAGATACTTCAACTAGATTAGATCTATTTAATCCATAGCGGTCAAATATATCTGGGTCAACTATGTGCCTTAGTTTATTCTGAGATACTAGATACATTTTACCATCTGCTATGTTCTTGATCAAAGTACCGTCTCGAAATCCTAGTTTGCCTACTAGTTTAATTCCTGACAAAGCCGCCTCAGTTGCATTTACCGTGGTAAAGCACCAAGACTGGGCGGCTCTATCTGAAATCAATTTATAGCGCTTTCCATCTTTAATCCAATATGTGCCTTTGTCAGTCTTAACTGCTAGACCAGATGGGAAATTAGTTGGTTGCGATATTGTTAAGGTGCTCTTCGTAGTTTTGAACAGCCTCATCCTTTGCCTGCTTCTCTTCCATAAGCTTAGTAATTTCTGCCCGTAAAATTGCAATCTGAGTTTCATAATTAGATACAATCTCTCCTATGCGCTGTTGTAGGGCGGTAATAACTAATTCCGCTTTGTCTGCCATTTATATTCCTATTCTGTTATAGTTAAAGAATCTTTTTCTTCAACTAATGCTGCTCTTTTAGCGTTAGCCTCAGAGATTTTTTCATTGATAGCAGCAATTTGTCCTGCATCTGGTGAAGATACAGCATTTGCTTGAATTAAATCAAGCTCATAACCGTATATAGAATAATCTACAGACTTAATATGTTGATTAACTATATTAGATTTTTCTTCATTACTTAACAATGTGGTCATTTTTTGCCTCCTTTCATATTATAGCATTTTTAAAGCATTAGTCAATGCTTCAATTTGTCTATCTAATTCATTAATTCTTTCTGATGCCATTAAGGCTCTGCCCTCTGATGGATCTTCTAATAATGATTCAGATATTTGATTTTTAAAATTGTTTAATTTAACAATTTTTAAATTGATTAATTTTTCTTTATCTTGTTTATTTATCATTATACAGCTCCTGGGCTTCTTACTGTACCAGAAGCAGTTCCAGCAATTGTTGCTGATATTCTAGAGTAATGTAAAGCTGTAGTTGATACTCCAGTCCATAAATAAGTTAAAGCAGTATTTCCTGGAGAAGCAGAAGAAGTAGCACCAGTGCTATTATTAACAAGTGTGATAGTAAGTCCTGATACAACTGTAGCTGTAGATACTCCTCCAGTGCTACTTGACCACTCACTTGTATTTACAATAGTACCACTTTGTCTTTTAACTGCACGTACCCAATAATAATATACCACTGTTCCTCTATCATATTGATCCCAATAATCACTATATGAAGTAGTAGTACTTGTATAGTCTTCTGTGCTTGAATCTGTTGGTGGTGATGCTGTTGATGTATCAAAGTATATTTGATACTCTGTTGAATTTGCTGATGGACCCCAAGTTAAATCGTACCAAACCCTGGCACTATACGACCAATCCTGTCTTTTTTGAGAAGATGTAACTCTTGTTAAAGTATTTGATAAGTCAGAATTATAAACATATCTTTTAACATGCGATAAAGGACTTGGTATAGCTAATCTAGTTTTTACTTCAAGTGCTGAAGTCCAGCCGCTTTTATTGTCAGCATTTGTTGCTCGTATATAAAAATAATATGTTGTATCTGAAGTCAAGCTGGTTATAGATTTTGTAGTAGTTGTTGATGTAGTAGTTGCAGCAGTATTAGCATTTGGAGCTGTAGTACTAGTAGTATAATATATATCATAACCACTTGCAGCATCTTGAGTACTAGAAGTAGTTGGAGCTGTCCAACTCAAATCAACTTGAGTTGCTTTAATTGCAGTGGTTGCAAAATCTGTTGGGGTTCCTGGAGCATAATATGGAGCCCTACCTTTTATACCAGTTGTTTGTGCTGGATACCAATTTGATGAATATGTAAAATTAGGACTTGTACCATTTCTTGCTCTTACCCAAAAGTAATAATCTGTTCCCCTACTCATTGTGGTCCAATCATAAGGAGATGAAGTACTTGTAAAATCTGCACCAGTATATGCTTGTGATGGCCAAGAATTAGAGCTACCAAGATAATATAGCATGTATGTTTCTCCAGCGCCACCGCTCCACTCTAATCTTATTTTACTACTATCAGTAGTTGTTGCTGTTAAAGATGTTGGTGTAGTAAGAGCTGCCGAAGTTGCAATAGGGCCTGCAAATCCAGTTGTAATAGTAGTTTGATCAGAATCTGTAGATCTTATTTTTACTTTTGCATAATAAGTTGTTGAGGCAGATCCGCCAGTCCAGACATATGACCATGCTCCTGTTGTTGTATTTATTGTAGGAAGACTTGTTGTAATAGTAGCAACTTGAGATGTTTGCGACGAATTCCAAATTTGTATTTCAGTAATGGCAGTATATGATGCTGGAGATGCAGTTCCACTAATTGTAAATCCGCTAGATGTGGCGGTTCCAACTGAAATAGTAGTGCTTGGATTAATTGTAGATCTTGCAGATGTAGCAGTCGATGCACTTGCTGAAAGTCCTGTTTTATTTGAATTTTGATATCCAGTTACTATACCTCTAAAATAATAAGATGAAGCATTAGCATCATTTAAAGTAATAGTATATTGATTTAAATTTGTTCCAGTAAGAGTTTTTGTACTAGACCCATCTGGTACTGGCGTGGATGTAGACACAAGCAATTGGTATCCGTATGAATTAGTTCCAGTCCATGTTCCAGGGTTTATTGTAATTACTGATCCAGCTGAAAAATTTCCAGTATCTGTTGTTAATGTAGGAGCAACTGTATTTGTTGGAGTTGTTGCAACAGTAACAGTTGTTGTTGCTTCTGTACCAAAAGGAATAGAGCGTGTTCTTATGGTATATGTTCCAGCAGTGCTATATGATTTTGTTAAACTATACGTAGGGTTTAATGTTCCGTTTGTCCATTCTCCTACAGGCAACCAACCGCTATCTGTTCCGTCTCCATAATCCACCCTATATTGTCTTGGATAAGCATTTGTAGATGGTGTTGCTGGAAATCCAGCAAATGTTCCAGATATAGTTACATTTGTATCTAATCCAACAGTAGATGGACTTACTGAAACTGTAGGATCAATTCTTTTTGAAATATAATATGTTTCTGGAATTAGATTGCTACTATTATAGAATATTCTTGTTCCGTTTCTTAATGCACTTAATTCTATTTCAAGCCACCATGTTGGTCCAGAACCTCCACCATTAAATTTAGTTTGATCTAGACTAAAATAATCATAAAATGTTGCAGTTCCACCGCTAACAGAAACGTTGCTTATATATCCATTACCGCTTCCATCACTATTCCATGAATCCCATGCAGCAGATGCAGTAGTCTGAGTCCCAGTAGACGGTTTCCAATATAATCCAGTATCAAAATTATATATTCTATATCTAATTCTTAAAACAGTGCCTGAATTCCATCCACTAACAGTTCCAGTATATTGATTTAAAGTTCCAGTTGGCCATCTATCTCTATTATCCAAACCTTTATTTCCATAATAATCTTTTACTGCAATGCTAGAAAATTCTAGTGGACCAGTTATAACTCCACCTGTTGGAAAAGAGGCAAGGGAATAATTATCGGTATAACCGTTATGTCTGGTATATGAACTTACTGCAATAATTTCAGCTACTATGTAATATCCAAGGTCGGAAGAAGTCGGGGTATAAGAACTTGTTCCTGATCTAGACGTAGAACTTGGAGTTCCAGTAGTAGTGGCAGTAATTGTTTCTTCTTTTAATAGTGTGCCTCCAGGATTTGTATTGGTAGACCTCCACCATCTTATATAAGAAGAGCTAGGCTCTATACTATTATAATAATAATTTTCTATACTATAATTAAAATTTAACTGTGTTCCTACTTGTTCTACATCTGTCCACCCACAATCTATTAAATTAGGAAAGTTTTTAATCATTTTAATTGGACTAGAAACTGGATAAATTTGATCATCTCCACCATTTGAAACTGTTAATTCATAAAATAAAAACTGTTCATCGCATGCGGTACGCATTGCTGTAGTAACTCCACCAGCAGATGTAAACCTATCATCATTTACAATTGTTGTTCTTGAAGTAGCATCGGATGTAGATCCTCTACTAAATCTTCTTCCATATATAGAAGTATAGTTTGAATACGTTCCATCTTTTCCAAAAAGGTCGTCATTTAAATACCTAGGACTTGTTGCTACTGGCCCATCATATATCGTTCCAGTGCCAGAATTATTTGTTGTTCTAATTGTAGGAGCAGTTGTTTGTGTAGGCAAGTTGGCTTCGTAATAAAATCTTTTCCATCTGCTAGACATGGTTGATGAATTATTGACTCTAATATATCCTTGACGTATGCGATCCCATTGTCCCGCTCTTTTAATATAAAATTGTGAAATTGCTTTCCATCGGCTGGACATGTTTGAAGAGTTATTTATTCTAATATACATAAATTCTCACTATGTGTAGTATAAAACTATGTCTCCGACTTGAGTGCCAGAATCTGCTAGTGAACCACTAATTGGTGGTCCAAAACCTTGAAAAGCTGCAATATTTTTTAATCCACTTAAATCTGGAACAAGACCGCCAGTATTATTTAATTTCCACCAGCCAGCCAAAACTCCATTTGATGTTGCACTATTGACATCCCCAATAGTTGTAGCCCCTGATTCTAAATAAACAAATCCTCCAGAAGATCCTGAAAACATTCTAAATGTTGGAGCACTATGTCCAGTAGCAATTGGTGGCTTTATAACTAACTGTCCAAGAACATACTGATTTGTTGGGTAGCTGCCGCTAACATCTATAATTCCTGGATTTGCATATCCATTAGCATAAAGCTGTACTGTTCCAGGATAACTTACTCCATCAATTTTTACATAAGTATTTCCAGAAGATTGAATAATAGCTCCAGTAATAGTAGATCCAGATTGAATAGATCCTTTTAATGTTAAATTACCAGAAGGAGTTAAGGTGAAATTTCCAGCAGAATCTTTAATTCCTTCTACTGGATCAATGATTATTTTTTCTGTTCCGCCTTCGTAAAGACCAGTTGTAGGATTTAATGTTCCACCCTGGACTAAAGCTATTTTTGGAGTTAATGGATTTAATGAAATATAGTTTGCAGCATTACTTCTTAATTGTGTGGAATTGATTGTCCATCCGCCAATATTTCCTGCAGCTGCACTAAGAATACCAGTAGAGGTTACACTAAAATTAGTTGAAGTTATACCTGATGAGTTTATTGTAACCCCACCAAATGTCCCTGTAGTTCCCGTAATACTTAATCCAGCAAGGCTGGTGTTAGCAGCTATTGAATTAGCTGTAATATTTCCTTGTACTGCTAATGTGCCATTTGAATAAGTAATATTTCCATTACCTAATCTTAATGTTCCATCAGCATAAATATAATCTCCAGTAGCTCCAATATAAATACCATCATTAGTTCCATTTACATCGCTACCTAGTTTTACTATATTTAGTCCAGCACCTGCAGTTACTGTTCCAGTAAATGTTCCAGAACCATTTATTGTTAATGCACCAGATTCAAATTTTAATGCTTGACCAATACTGAGTCTTCCAAGATTATCAGCATAGAATGGGCTGGCAGTATCATAATAATTTCCTCCGCCAATATAAATTCTTGAACTTACTGCTTGCCCAGAAACTGTTGCATTTGTAGCATCTAGCCGAACACGATCTAAAGCCGTATTTGAACCAACTGTAATTTTTTGACTTGCAAGAACTACATCAGATACTAGCTTAGTAGCATCAATTTCTCCAGCCTTAATATTATTTGCATATACTGAATCTGCTGCAAGATCTGCGTTTGCAACCTGAAGTGTTTGAATTGGACCAACTGGAGTTACAGTGCCTGTTGATATTCCATCATTATCTTTGGCTCGAATTGCAATATAGTAATCTGTACCATATGAAAGAGCTGTTGTTCTATCAGCAAGAGTTTTAACTACTGCAAATGTGCCGCCAACTTCTAAAACTTTATAGGCATTATCTACAATTCCAGTAGAATTTGTAGGCTTAATAAATACTTCATATGTTACTGCATCCGAGTTTGTTATTGGCGGAAACGTTATTGCAAAAGCGCCGAACAAAGATTTAACCATGCTAGATGTGAGCGCTGGATTTGTTGTTGGAGCTATCCCATCACTAATTGCTCCAGAAGCATCTAATGTAACTGTTCCAGTTGTGTGAGATGTACTTAATGCTCCAGTAGATCCTCCATATTTAGTTGTTACTCTAATGCGATATGTTGTTCCTGCATCTAAGCCTCCAAATGTGGCAGTAGTACCTTTACTGTATACAGTTTGAAGTGGTGTAGCAAATGTTGTATCGGCATTTGAAGTTAATTGAACTCTATATGAATCTACATATGCATCTGTAGAAGCTGTCCATGAAACTGTAAGAATTGAGTCTGTTGCTGAAAAGGATAACGAACCAGTTACCGTACTAGAATTTGATCTTGTATCTGTAATTGTATATGGCGCTGGAGTACATGTTACATAGTTAGATACATTTTTACCATCAGTAGTTGCAACTGACAAAGTATAGGACTGTCCTACAAATAGTCCACCAGTTATATACAAATTAGATAGAGCAACTTTACTATCAAATGTTTGATTCCAAGTATTTGTTCCGCCGACAATTTTTACAATATATCCTGCAAAGTCCGCTGGGATTGTCGTATTTGTTACTGCAATATTTAAATATCCTAATTGTCCACTAGGGTCTTGTGGATGAACTCCTCCAGTAACTATTCCATTTGCTATTGGGTCTGGAGCAGTAGAATCTTCTGAAGCAACATTAGAAATAGTAATTGTAAAAGTATTTGTAGGATCTCCATTTATACCAGAAGGAGTTACTGTTATAAGACTTACTTGGTATACGCCAGCAACTACTGGTATATTTTTTGTTCCCGCTCCAAAAAAACTATCAGCAACTTTGCCAGTTCCATATACTCCACCAATAATATAAATATCTACACGCTTCGCATTTGCTGGAAATGCAGAAAGTGTAACAGGAATACTTCCTATAGCTGTTAAAGGAACTGTTGCGGCAGGTGCGCCAGGAACTTGCTCGGTAGATGTATTTAAATTATATCCTGGAGACCATTCACTTACTTCTCCGTCTGGGAAAACATATTGAAATTGAAAAACTAATGATTTATCAATTTTTAAATTTGCAATAACTACTTGAAATTTATTTTTATCTACCGCATCAGGTTGAGATGTAATTCTCAAATCTTTTGGTATATATTGACCAGATAATTCTAGTGTGTCTGCCATTTAGAACACCAATTCTAATTTATACTCGATATCTACTGGACGTCCAGAAGGCTTTTGAAGCGGTGTTGTTAAAACACTTCTAGCAATTAGTCCATATTGTGGATCAAATGTATCCTCATCATTAATTCTAAGTCCATCAAAATATACAGTAGCTGGTCCGCCAGCACCTGCAGTAACTTCAATTCCTACCTTTGTAATGCTTGTTGCATCTGGAGCAGTTACAGATGTGTTGCCAAATA